CGCTAAAGTTCTTTGGTCCTGAAGGTCCGTACCCTGTGTACGAAAATGAGCAGCAACTGGAAACCCCCGGTTACCGCACTCAACCAGTTGCTTACGAACAGGGTCAATTCCCTGCTCCTCCTTCTGCTGACGCTGCGCAACAGCCTGAAAACTTCTGGGGTAGCTTCAAGGACATGATGGATCGTGACCCCCAGAATGCTTGGCGTGTCATTAACCAAGCTCAGCCTCAAGTCCTAGCAAACAAATTGTTTGTGATGGAGTAAGGCCATGCGCCCGATTCTTAAGTATGGCGTACCCGCAGCCGCTGGCCTAGCCACTGGTGGGTACGCCCTTTCTCAAGGTGAAGATCCGGGTTCTGCAGCACTTGCTGGTATTGCTGGCGGTGCTGGTGCCGCAGGTGGTTTGCTTGCTGGTCGTATGGCTGGTAAGTATGCACCTGTCTTGGGTGAGATGGCTCAATCTGCAATCTCTCCCGTAGGCCAAGCTGCTAGATCCGTGGCTGAACAACTTCCGGAAGGTAGTAAGCGGCGTGCGGCAATGGTAGGGACTCGTAATACACTGGCAGATTTGTATCGCTCTGCAGGAAACATTCCTGCTTCCGCTGTACAAGCAACTGCTGCTGGTGGTGCTGTTCCCCTTGCTGCCGGCATTGCTGGTCTCGGTGGTGTCGCCCTTGGTGCTATCCCTGGCTCCATGGGTATCCCTGGTTTCCAGCAAAATGTAATTACGGACCCTGAATATCCAGGTTCCAGTAACACTTCTATGGCGCGTGCTTCTACGCCCACATTGCGTTATTTGGGTTGATAAATTATCAACTGCTAAAATTCATTTAGATAAGACAATCTTGTCTAAATCTTTCACCTGACATCCCTGTCCTGCGACACTGGAGGATAAACACAAGTGTTCATTGATACCGACTTTCCTAAGATTTTGGGCGCGGAACTCTACCGTCCCCATCCTGCTTACATCTGCGAGATGGCAGTAGAGCCCGTGGTTGTTCACGACTTTACTCGCCAACCCGGCCAAACCGTTCAGCTCGACCGCTACAAGTTCTGGGGAAATCCTGGTACTAAGGATAGCCGCGAGCGTATCTCCGACCAGACCATTGGTACCGCCAACAGCCGTAACATCACCAAGGAGAAAGTCCTTGTGGTGCTTAAGGAATACACTGGTCCTGCGGACCCCGGCGATCCCACTCAGCCCAGCACCTTTAAGATTGCTCGTGAAACCCTGATTACCGCCCAGCGCATGCTGCTGGATACCGGTAACCTGAACATGTTCCACCAGAGCATCGGTTCGTTGACCCTGCTCGACGACTATCGCAGGTGGCGTGACCGCGTCTTCCTTGACGAACTTTCCAAAGCTGAAGCCAACGGTCCTGCTTCTTCCACCCAAGGTGGTTACTACTTCCCTGGTGGCAAGACCAAGAACCCCAGCTACACCACCGCTGAGTACGCCGCTAACGTACAGCAGTTCCAGGTGCGTACCGACCTTCTGACCGTTGTCAAGGACCTGCGTAAGCGTAACGTCCCTACCTTCGCCGATGGTCTGTATCGTTGCATTTGCGACCCCACGTTCATGATGCACCTGCGTCGTGACCCTGACTTCCGCGAAATCGCACGTTACTCTGGTAATCCTGGCCAAGGCATGTACATGGGCAACCCCATGATGCCTAACAACTCTAGCTTCTTCCAGGGCCCCCAGGCTGGTCAAGGTTACTTCCTGGCTGGCGAACCTGTGATGCCGACCGGCGTTCAGTTTGAAGGTGTGAAGTTTTTCGAATCGACCAACTTCCCCAACAAGACACAAGCTGCAACCCTGGGTAGTGGCTCTGATCCTGGCGCTGGTACCTATGAAGTTGCTCAAGGCTACTTCTTCGGCCCTCAAGCTGTTGGTGTTGGTATCGGCGGCCCGAACGCTCAGGTCCTGATCAACAACAACGACGACTTCAGCCGCTTTATCATCCTGATCTGGCAACTGTACGCCGGTTTTGATATCCTGAACAAGGACTTTATCACCACGGCATTCAGCTTCCTGCGTGATGATGGCACCGTTTGATAAAGAATGAATTACAACTAGGAGAAATAAATGTCCTATCTTTCAGCTAAAAAAATCTATCCCGGCAACTGGGCTGAGCCCCTGAATAGCTGGTATAAGAACATCGACAATACCCAAGACGGTACTAACGAATCTTCCAAGGGCGGTCCCACTTCGGTGCTGGCCATCCCTGGTTATCGTTACTTCCAGGCCCGTGGTTATGTCGCTGTTACCGCTACCTCTGGCAGTGGTCCCGTTGCTTCTGGCAGCGTTATCATTCCTTCCCCTTATCGGCAGGATGACACCCGCACCGACATCACCGGCATGGTGATCTCTGGTAGTGCAACTCGCCCTGCCTACATCTACCGCGCCGCTGCATCCGTTGCTTCTGGCTGGGGTGATGGTCGTGTTGCCTCTGGTATCTACGCCGCAACTGGTAACGTCGTTACGTTTGGCCCCGGCCTGACTTCGACTGGTACCGTTAGTGAAGCTGTGGCCCAAGCAAACTTGGTCTCCACTGTTTCCGGCAGCCAAGCTGGTGAAATCTTCTTCACTGCTGGTACTCAAGCCTATGGTACCAACCCGTTCCTTACCGCAACTGGTACTGGCGCCACGTTGATTCCTATCGTTTACAAGCAGATCACTGCTGCCACCACCTATACGGTGCAAGCTCGTGAATCACAGACTGCTACCAGCACCTCTGGTGGCTTCTACATCTCCAGTGGCGACTCTGCTGCTGGCCGCACAGGTTACATCGTTGCCGAGGTATGCTACTTCCAGCCGGACGAAGCTCCTGGTTACGAAGATATCGATGGCTACCTGACTGGTCGCGTTGTTAGCTAATTAGGCTAAACTAAGACCAGATTAATTGAATGATCTGGTCTTATGTCTACTACCACTGAAGAAATTCTCCATCGTCACAAAAAGACTGGAGCCAGGGTACGTATCGTTAGTGAGTGGGATGAAGGTGATTGGTTCATGGTCGAAGATCAGGACGGTCGCCTTTATACCGCCTACAAAACTGAATTACTTCCCGATGAACAAGCCACGCAAAAGGTCAAAACTCTTCAGGTAAAAGACAAGGCATCGAAAGAGGAGCCACGTGTGTTTCCTCCCGATACCAGGCTGAACATCAACGGCGCAACCGCCCAGATGATCGCAGACCACATCAAAGGTATTGGTCTGAAAACTGCTCGAGAGGTTAAAGATCTACAACTCTCTTTGTCTGGTGAAAGATTTACAAGCCTCGATCAGTTGAAACAGATTAAGCGAATTGATTGGGAATCCGTGATCGCTGCCGACCTAATAAGAGTTTGATTCTCATTTCCAAACGCAAGGCCCCTGGGAAACCAGGGGTTTTGTTGTTTTAGAATTAAAAATAAAAAGATAATGGCCGAACGTACAATTGTTGATGTTGGTAAATTCCTTCAAAAGTACGGATTAAACATAGGAGAGAATCCTGCGTTTGGTGGTGTTGGTAAAGGACATTCTCCTACTGGGTACCATCCAGTGGGTATGGCAATTGATGTTAGGGATTGGCGCCCTGACATGGCGCCTGCGTACTCAGGTGGTAAACCAAAACATTGGAAAGAACGTACCGGTGAGCTTTCTTATCGCGCAAAGAAACTTGGATTGTTTAATGAAGCGTTAGGCCCTGGTGATAAAGGACACGATACTCATGTGCACTTAGCACTAGAAGGGAAAAAGCCTATTACTGATCAGCAACTAGAGTGGCTTGCTACAGGTAGAACCACGCAAGGTGGCAAGTTAACTGATGTAATGCCAGGGGGTGTTTTGTCGGCGCCCTCTGCAGCGCCTCAATTGCCAACGAATACAGATCAACGTACGCAAGATGTGCTAGAAGCTTTTCTCCGTGGCACGCAATATAAGATAGATCCCAGGGAACAGGCAGCTCCAAAAGAAACTCTGGCATCAAACATAAAGAAACAGTTGGTTGGTCAAGTATTGGGCCAAGCTCTTAATCCAATGTCTTTCCTGGATGATTACAAAACAAATGATCCGTTCATGCAGGGTAATGCCTTGGCAAATCAAGATATTCTTTCGGGTATGTTTGGTTGATTTGCTGAACGTATAATTAAAACACAGTGAGCAAAAGTAGTGCGGCTATCTGACTTCGACAAAAGTAGAGTTAGGTACCACCTTGGTTACTATGTGGTCTCAGTTCCAGCAGGTGATTATTCTCGCCTGGAGGAATCCCTAAACACGGTACCTGACTCTTACTTTTACGACAAGATTATTATTCAAGTCGGTCGCTGTGATACCGCCGAAAAGAAAACCGAGGTAGCTACTTCGCCTTCTACTAGGATTGAGAACATTGCTGGTGACGTTGATCGTACAATTAGATCTAGTAATGCCAAGGAAGCATTAAAGGTATGGGAC